AATCATACTGTAATGTTAGGGTGATGTCTGCTGGCTCATTTGAGTCAAAAGCCATCTCACCAAAATTTGCGGTTGCTATGTAAGCACCTTTTAATGTCCATTCCTCTACTATATCACCAACTGGACCTAGCATATTGAATGTAACATCTTTCTTATAAAAATCTGCATATCCATCTCTACCTGTTACAGACTCATGTCCTAAACGAACCCACTCCATAACTGCTTGAGCACCACTTGGAACGATTGGATCGTATAGTGTTATATCAACTGGTTGCCAAGTTCCCTTACCTTTAAGGTGTCTCTTAACGTTGATATGGTCTAAAACCATCTCTTCAAACTGTATCTGTGGTCTTGCAGCTGCTTTGACTAAATATGATGGAATACCCTCGATATACATAATAAACCGATTCTTTGTTTTCGGTTCAAACGGGGTAAAAAATATTTCATTAGTATCTAAAATGTCAGGCATTATTTGTCTCCATTAAAAGCATTTCATATCTTCTTCTAATATAAATATCATAAAGTTAAAAAATAAGTAATATCGACAATATATAGTTCTTTTTAGTTTTATAGTAGTTTTATATAAAAAGAAAAACCCCAACCAAAGTCAGGGTTTTCCATTATACGTCATCGTATGTTATAAGATAAACTTACTCAGGGAACGATGCGCCTGTAGGTTGAACAACAAAATCCAACACAATGAACTCTGCAGTTCTTGTAGGTTGAATGAATATCTGTCCAACTAATCTGTTTCTATCTACAACATCAGGAGTATTGTTAGTTTCATCCATTACTACTCTGAAAGCACTTAGACCACTATTGGACTGTACACTTTCAAGATATGGATTAACAATATTCAAGAATCTGTTTCGTGTAGCTACTGTATTCTGTTCGAATACTAAGTATCTTGAAGATGATGCGATGAATTTCTTCAATGCAATCAACAATCTACGAACATTGATTCTATCTAATGCTGATGGTTTAGATTGTAATGTTTTCTGTCCGAAAACTACAACACCTTGACCAGGGAATGAAGCGATTGGATTAACTCTTTCTTCATAGAGATCGTCTCTTTCAGCGTGTGTTAATCTTGTCTTAGCTTCTAATACCGTTGTCAAACCACCACGATTTAAACCTGCAGGTGCAAACCATTCGTGTGCTACTTTATCAGTAAATGCGATTACTCCAGGTAATACAACTGATGGCGGGACCCAAACTGGTCTGTTTGTGTCTGCATCAACTATCTTAACCCAGGGGTAATATGTTCCTGCATAGTTTGTATCTAAAGTACTTACAGTATTTGTTACTGTAGCAATAGTATCTCCATATGCAGCTGCATCCATCACGTAAAAAGCGTCAGCTCTAGCTTCTACTTTTAATATTGCGTGATTTGTTACCTTTGGATGTAATCTGTGTATCACACCAGGTGTTACTAACAAGTTAATATCAAACTCATCAGGATTACTTACAGCGTTTATAGCTCTTTTATAAGCTATCGAACCACTTGCTGTGGCACTTGATAAATCAAATCCCATAGTGTTTGTTGCACTTATATCATTACCTGTGAGTTTTGGATTACCAGGATTATCACCATCAAATCCCCATTGGAAAGGAACTGTAAATTTCCTCTGACCAATAGCTGAAAGTGCTAATGTAACTTTCTCCGTAGCGTCTGAATATGTGGATGCTAAAGCAGTTGCGTCAGCGTGTCCTAACATATTTTCAAGAGACATAGAGACATTACCTGTTGTAGCGCCTGTATTGTAAATAGGTGATAAATATTCACCATTATCAGGACGTTTAGACATATTGAAATCAAAACCATAAAATATGTTTGAATCGAAATCACCATTAGTATTCTGTTGTGTGTGAACAAAAGATGCACTTGGTGCACTAGCTACAGGAATATATACTGCGCTGTGTCCCATAGGAACAACGGTTGTTGGCATATTCTCTAAGTTTTTATAATCACCAACTCGAACATGCTTACTCAAGTTTGGATAATCACCTTTGTATGTCAACTTACCATTTGAATCTATTTCAACGAACCTATCACCAACCATTTTAGCAAAATAGTTTGGTGCTGCTGGATCGAATGTCAAATTATCAAATTGTTCTACTATCTGATTGTCTTTTGTTTTATTTGGTGCATGGTGTCTAATCTGTAAAGAGAAAGAACCATAATCACTACCTGCTATTGATGATGCTGCCTTCACATTCAAAATATTAGTCTTATAAGCTTTGTTCATATTCGTTCCGTGTGAACGTGTATAAACTCTGAATAAGTTATATCTTGAACCAGCTACCAATTGTGATTGTAGGTATGGCGTTCTAGCAACATTATAATCTTTATTGCCTGTCCATGAATCAGCATTTCCATCAGCATCAAATGTAGTTACACCTGAATTTAAATCAAGTGTTCCTGTTGATGAGGTAATTGCACTTTGCCAAGCGCCTGAACCTGTGGAATGTTGAATCCCCTTAAAGTTTTTGTAAAGATAGACTGGAACTGTCGTTCCTGCTCCATCATCTGATATCTGAGGATCTGTACTAAGGACATCTCCAATATAATTTGCACTTCCTGTACTAAACGAAATTGTTTTTGTATAGGTTGTGACATTACTTCCACTAACTACTAATGTGTAGTTTGTAAAAGTTCCACTACCTGTAGATGGTGTTAAATCACCAGTACCGTTTACAGCTCCACGTGATGGTGCTAAAACAGCTAATGCGTGATCTTTAGTTGAACCACTAATTCTACAAGATAATGTAATTATATCAGGTTTATATCCACCTAGTCCCAAAACCCTCACGACCGTTACCGAACCAGCGGAACGTAAATATTGTTGTATGGTGTACGGCGTATAAAAACGCTTATCGAGACCACCAAACATTTCTTCGAATTCTGAATAGTTATTCAGAACAGTAGGTGTAAAAGCCGGACCTTTAGTCGTTGGACCAATAATCGCAGCTCCAATGTCTGCTACACCTTGTGGAAGAAATGATAAGTCTCGTTCTTGTGTAAATACACCAGGACTTACTATTCTTTCAGCCATTGAGTTTCTCCTAAATGAGTTTTAAAATAAAGAAATTTTTATTTAATTATAAATATAAAAAAAAATCCCCAAACACCGTAATGTGGGGATTTTTCTTTGTTTTTTTAAGTATTTAATTAGGTACTTGGTGTAAATACACCAGTATCGGGATCTAAGTTGCCTGAACCATACTTTTCGTTCAGTTCTTTACCAACTTTTTTCTCAGTAACCTGAGTTTCTTGATACTTTTTAGCGTAATCTTCTTCAGATTTTGCTAAACCATCAATTTGTTGTTGGAGTGCTATTTTTTGAATAGCAACCTGACCAAAGGCAGTTTGACATTCAAGATAGTCTTGTTGAATTTGCTTCAATGACTTTAATTCGTCTTCTGTGAATTTGGTTTCTTTAGATTCTTTTTCTAATTTGTCAACTAATTTTGACTCTTCTGCCATAACATTTCCTCTTAATTTATGTTAATAATAGTTAATAATAAATATAAGTTATTTTTTCAAACATTCACAATTTTTTTCTATATGCTCTACTTTTTTATGTAATTCTTTGATTGATTCTATCAATAATGGAACTATTAACTCATATTTAACAGCCTTATATCCATCACTTCTTTCAGTTACAATTTCAGGAAGAACTTTTTCTACTTCTTGTGCTATAACACCATACGAATGTTCACCTGCAAATGCTTCTTTATTATCATTCCAATCAAACTCTACACCACGAAGTTCCGAAAGTTTCATTAACGGGTCTCCGATTTTTATTACATTATCTTTCAATCTTTCGTCTGAAGAGAAGAATGCCACAACGTCATTGTTAAAGTTAGCAAGACCTGCTGCACTCATATCAAATATTACTGCATTTACATTCGAACCACCATCATTACCAGCGATTGTTAAATCTTTATCTGAAACATTGGTTTTTATAATAGCATCACTTGAAGAGTTTGTAATAGTTAAAACTGCAGTTCCACCTGGTTTGAATACAAGGTCATTTCCAGCTGGATCTAATATAATATCTGCAGCTGCATCTACTGTTAGATTGTTTGCTGTTATCAGTAAGTCAGTTCCATCACCTTCAATTTTTTCACCGTCATCACCGAATGTTAATCCAACTCCTGATGGAATGTTTACATCACCCACTGCAGTTAAGTTAATATCTGCACCAGCGATTGTTAAGTCAGTACCATCACCTTCAATTTTTTCACTAGCTCCACCGAACTGAATACCCACATCATTAGGTATTACAACATCAGCTACTGCAGTAAGATTAATATTGTTACCTGCAATAGTTAAATCTGTTCCATCGCCCTCAATTTTTTCACCATCATCACCAAAAGTTAAACCTACGTTTGCAGGAACATTAATGTCAGTCGTAGCAGTTAGGTTTATGTCTGCGCCAGAATTGATAGTTAAATCTGTATCGTTTGATTCAATCTTTTCACTAGCGTTGTCGTCAAATACTATACCTACATTCTTAGGTATATGAACATCACTTGTAGCAGCTAGATTTAATTTAGCACTTGAAGCTACAGTAAGGTCAGTTCCATCACCCTCTATCTTCTCGCCATCATCACCAAAGGTAAGACCGATAGCACTTGGGATATTTACATCAGCATTTGCTGTCAAGTTAATATCACCACTCGCAGCGGTAATAGTTAAATTTGTTCCGTTTGATTCTATCTTTTCATTTGCGTCAGTAAAATGTAATCCGATATTAGTCGGTATGATAACATCAGCTGCTGCTGTAAGTTTAATATTATTACCAGCTATAGTTAAATCAGTTCCGTCACCTTCAATTTTTTCTGCGTCATCACCGAAAGTTAAACCTACGTTTGCAGGAACATTAATGTCAGTCGTAGCAGTTAGGTTTAAATCAGCGCCTGCTGCAATAGTTAAATCAGTTCCATCACTACTTAAAAATTCACCACCTGCATCGAATAGGTATGCTCTTTGTCTTGTTAGACTATGGTGGAAAGAGCCAGTTCCTGAACCACTAACGTTTCCTACGACTTCTAATGCTTCACCTGGTGCTAATTCATTAATACCTACATTATTTTTAAAGTAAGCGTGTGCAAATGAACCTGTAGATACTGAAGAACCACTTGTCATAGCACTAGCTATCTTTAGAATATTTGCAGAGATTGTTAAATCAGTTCCATCACCTTCAATTTTTTCACTAGCTCCACCGAACTGAACACCCACATCATTAGGTATTACAACATCAGTAGTTGCAGTTAAATTTAATAGATTACTTGATGCTATAGTTAAATCTGTTCCGTCACCTTCAATCTTTTCACCATCATTACCGTAAGTTACACCTACACCTGATGGGATGTTTACATCAGCCACTGCAGTTAAGTTAATATCTGCACCAGCGATTGTTAAGTCAGTACCATCACCTTCGATTTTCTCACTAGCTCCACCGAACTGAATACCAACATCGTTAGGTATTATAACATCCGAAGTTGCTGTTAAATTGATTTTAGCACCTGAGTTTATGGTTAAATCTGTTCCGTCTGATTCTATCTTCTCATTTGCGTCAGTAAAGTGTAATCCGATATTAGTTGGAATTATAACATCAGCTGCTGCTGTAAGTTTAATATTATTACCAGCTATAGTTAAATCAGTTCCATCACCCTCTATCTTTTCTCCATCATCACCAAATACAAGTCCAACATTGTTAGGTAAGTTTACATCTGCTGTTGCAGTTAAATTAATATCAGCGCCAGAGTTTATAGTTAAATCTGTATCGTTTGACTCAATCTTCTCACTACCGTTATCATCGAATACTATACCTTTGTTTTTAGGAACATGGATGTCGGTAGCTGGAACTAAATTAATCTTTGCACCAGCGATTGTTAAATCTGTACCGTCTCCCTCTATCTTCTCACTAGCTCCACCAAACTGAATACCAACGTCATTAGGTATTACAACATCAGTTGTAGCAGTTAGATTTAATTTAGCACTTGATGCTATAGTTAAATCTGTTCCGTCACCTTCAATTTTCTCTCCGTCATCTCCAAACGTCATACCGATGTTAGCAGGAACATTAACGTCTCCTGTAGCATCTAATGTTAAGTCTGCGCCTGTATCGATTGTTAATGCTCCACTTGCATCTATTTCAGCTGCATCTAATGTGATTGTATCTACTATAAGTTTAGGTGCTTCTACAAATACACTTGAAGATATTGCAGTTCCAGCGTGTCTGTATCTTAAAAATGCTACACTACCACTAACACCCCAATCAATACCACCGTTGTGCATTAGTGCTGAACTTTCTGAACCACTACCAACCGTTATTGTGTGGTCAGCTACTTGTAAATTACCAACTGATGCTTGAATTTTATCACCTGTAACTGTTAAGTCTCCAGGAATTGTAACATCTCCGTTATTAAATGTAACTGTTTCAATTATTGTGTTTCCGTTTGATATTACTGAAAGGTTATTACTACCATCAGCTTCTATTTTTTCAGTATCAGCTCCGAATGTTAAACCTATTGATGCAGGAATATTAACATCAGCCGTAGCAGTTAGGTTTATGTCTGCGCCAGAATTAATGGTTAAATCTGTTCCGTCTGATTCTATCTTCTCATTTGCATCTGTAAAATGTAAACCGATATTAGTCGGTATAATAACGTCAGCTGCTGCTGTAAGATTGATATTATTACCAGCGATTGTTAAATCTGTACCGTTTCCCTCTATCTTTTCTCCGTCATCTCCGAAAGTTAAACCTACATTTGCAGGAACATTAATGTCAGTCGTAGCAGTTAAGTTTATATCTGCACCAGAGTTTATAGTTAAATCTGTATCATTTGATTCTATTTTTTCAGAACCATTGTCGTCAAATACTATACCTTTGTTTTTAGGAACATGAATATCAGTAGCTGGAATTAAATTAATCTTTGCACCAGCGATTGTTAAATCTGTACCATCACCTTCTATTTTTTCACTAGCTCCACCAAATACTATACCAACGTCATTTGGAATATGAACATCTGAAACTGCAGTTAGATTTATTTTAGCTCCTGAATTAATGGTTAAGTCAGTATCATCTGACTCAATCTTTTCACTCGCGTTAGCGTCAAAGACTAATCCAATATTTTGTGGAATATGAACGTCTGAAGTAGCAGTCAAGTTTAGTTTAGCACTTGATGCTATAGTTAAATCAGTTCCGTCTCCTTCAATTTTTTCACCATCGTCTCCAAAAGTAAGACCTACAGCACTTGGAACATTAATGTCAGTCGTAGCAGTTAAATTTAAGTCTGCGCCTGAGTTTATAGTTAAATCTGTTCCATCACCACTTAAAAATTCACCACCTGCATCGAATATGTATGCTCTCTGTCTTGTTATTGTATGGTGGAATGAACCTGTTCCTGAACCACTTACGTTTCCTATGACTTCCAATGCTTCATCTGGTGCTAATTCATTAATACCAATTTTACTTGCGAAATAACCATGAGCAAATGAACCTGTAGATACTGAAGAACCACTTGTCATAGCACTAGCTATCTTTAGAATATTTGCAGAGATTGTTAAATCTGTACCGTCTCCCTCAATCTTTTCACTAGCTCCACCGAACTGAATACCAACATCGTTAGGTATATGAACATCAGAAGTTGCTGTTAAATTGATTTTAGCACCTGAGTTTATGGTTAAATCTGTACCATCAGATTCAATTTTTTCATTTGCATCTGTGAAATGTAAACCGATATTAGTTGGTATAATAACATCAGCTGCGGCTGTAAGTTTAATATTATTACCAGCTATAGTTAAATCAGTTCCGTCACCTTCAATCTTTTCTCCGTCATCACCAAATGTAAGACCAATATTAGCAGGAATGTTAATATCACCACTTCCACCTACAGTTATACTTAAATCTGTTCCATCTGATTCTATTTTTTCAGCCGTAGCAAAAGTAAGTCCTTTATTAGCAGGAATATTTACATCTGCTGTTGGTGATAAGTTGATATTATTACCTGTTATAGTTAAATCAGTTCCGTCTCCTTCAATTTTCTCTGCATCGTCTCCAAAAGTAAGACCTACGTTTGCTGGTATATTGACATCTGTGGTTG